GTAGCCGTAGCCGGAGCCGGAGCCGGAGCCGTAGCCGGAGCCGTAGCCGTAGCCGTCGCCGTCGCCGGAGCCGTAGCCGTCGCCGTAGCCGTAGCCGTCGCCGTCGCCGGTTTTAAATGCGTCTGGGACTTCGCCCCGGACAAGTTTTGCATTCAGGGAAGTTACTTCCACGGCGCGGACTCCCACGCCGTCACCGCCGCGGTGGTGCACTCGGCCACGCAGGTGATGTCGCGTAATTCGACGTCGGCCGCAGGGCCGATGCGCGATCCCTTCACCGGCCCCATACTGGCAAGACCGAGGAAGCCCTTGTTCTCGGCCGGCCAATAAATGCAGTTGCGGGCCGCGCGCAGCTTGATCGTTGCGCCGTCAGTTTTGGTGGCGTATCCGAAGAAAACGCCCCGGTGAGTGGTGGTGACCAGCACGGCGCGTTCGCCGTTCTTCTTGCTCATGTCTTGTGCTCCACCCCTGAAATCCCGCGAGGCGCCGGGTGTAATTGATCGCGACGGAAAAACTTCTGCGCCAGGAGCGCGCCTGACGCGGACAGCGCGTAAAATGGCCCGGGCGAGGCCGGCAAGTTGCTCGGCGGATTGCGCCACCAAATTTCAACGACGCCCTTGCGCCAGAGCTTGCGGATCGGCTCGCGGAACTTGACGCTCATTCTGATGGGGCGCAGAGCGCCGCCAAAGCTGAATAGCCAGCGCATGACGACAATTTCAAATCGGGAGAGGCGTTCGCGCGGCTCCGTCATAGCCGGTCACTCCGGCCAGGACGCTCACGCCACCTTGGGCTTGATCTGCGGATCCAGCCGCGGGCGCCGCCCCGCCCATTCAATGATCTGCCGCTGCCAGAACCGGCTGGTGATCTGCGGCAGATAATCCCGGTGCAGCAGCTCCACCGCGTAGTCGCAATAGTTGCTGAAGACGGCATCTTCCATTGCCGGAAAGGCCGTGGACTTGAGCCGGATCGCCACCGAGCCGCGGCCCGCTGAAAACACCGGGATGAGCTGCTCGATGAGCCCGGCCTTGAATTTAAGCTCGGCGTGGAGCGCGTCGGGGCTGGCGTCGATCGCCTCGGCGACTTTCCCGACCAGCCCGCGATACCAGCGATTGAGCTTGCTGGTGCGCGCGAAATGCACCTGCACCTGAAACGGGTCCCAGGTGCGGATGGAGCGCAGGCGCTCCTCGTCAAGCTCGGTCGCCGGCACGATCGCCAGATGGCGCTTCTGCCGGACCACGCACAAATCCATGCGGATGATTTAATCGCTGCGGATAGTTTCTGCATGGTTAACACGACTGTCCGATCAAATAGAGAAGAAGCCACACAGCGCCGGCTGTTGAAGCGACAAGCAGGAACCACGCGGGAGGCACAATTGGAAACCGCCCAAAGCTCCGGGCGACGTAGGCAGCAGCAGCCGCACTCAGGCCAGCACCAGTAAGGAATGCGGCTGCTTGGATCACGGGTTCACCCCGTCGTCAGCGCGTCTTCGGGCGAGATCGCTCTCTTGTTGCCGGCGCGCGCCTTGCCGCCGCCTTCGGGCTTCGGCTCCGGCGGCTTGTCCTTCTCCGGCTCTTCCTCCTGTGGCGCGGCCTTCTTGTTGATCTCGGCCTGACGCGCCATGACCGCGCTGTTGATGACGTTGCGGTCCTCCATGGTCAGGTCAGTCATGAGGCTGACTTGTAGCGTCCAGTGCAGCACGTCGGTTGGGGTGGTGAGGCCGGCCAAGTCCGCCAGCAGCGTTTCCCGCAGCGACTGCTGAATGGGCGGCGCCGAATGGTCTGGCAGGCTGTCGTTGAGGTCCGTGGTGATCGCCCCCGGCGCGAGGAGAGCGGCGTAACGGGAAGGCTCCTGCTTCAATTCCTGGTGCAGGGCGTCATAGCTGGCGCGCAGGTCGATCAGCTGCTTGGTGCAAACCTCGGTCCAGGACCGAGTGCCGAAGTGCTTGAGGATGAGCGCGGCCTTGGCCTGCTTGTCCTCTTTGGTTTGTCCCGGATAGAACTCCACCATCAGAGATTCGATTTCCTCCAGCACGATCGTCTTCTGAGTGGAATGCCAATCCTTTTTTTCAGTTGAGATGACGTGCTCGCTGGTGCGAGTCGTATCGACGCCAAGCTGTTTGCCACCCAGGTTGAGGCGTTTGATATGCGGCATGAAGTGCACAAAATCAGGATCGACAAAGACCTGGCCGTCGAGCAGCGTTGATCGGTCCTTGATGACCGTGGCTTCGCGCCAGACGCTGGTGACGCGGTTTCCCTCGATTTTCTGCTGCCGCTCCATGAGAACGAGCAAAGAGGGCTCGTAGCCCATTTCGCCCTCGGCCTTCATCTTGATGCCGGTCTTTTCAAGCTCCCTCTTGCCTTCATCGTTCTCGAAATAGTCGTACTCAAACCCGGCCCGTCCGCAGAGGATGATGTGCAGGCTGGAGTTAACGTAGAGGTCGGTGAACTTGCTCCATTCGCCCTTCAGATAGGCCCAATCCTGGAATTGCAGCCGATAGCTCGAACTCTTTATCTGCTCAGCTTTGCGCTTGCAGTAGGAATCGGTAAGTTCCTTCCAGAAGTGACTGATGCTGTCGATAATCAGCAAGGAGCACTCCGCCTCGGCTTCCCTGGTGACGGTCAGAAGGTCGGCAAAGGCGCGCGTCTTCTTGCTCACCAATTCGATGCCGGCTGCCTTGAAATCCGGAATGACCCAATCCGATCCCGTCTCGGTGTCGAGAAACGCGGCCGGTTTGTCGGCATAAGGCAGGCGCAGCTCCTTGCAGAGCTTGATGAGACCGGTGCCGGTCTTGCTTGCCGTCTTTGTCTTGCCGGAGCCCTGGAAGCCCAGGAGGCCCATCTTTAGAAAGGCCGAGGTCACTTCGGCGGGTTGCAATAATTTAAGCGTCATGACGCATCACTCCTTTGCTTGGTGGGACTTTTCGCGGGGACGTTCCGCCGCGATCGTTCTTGCGAGATTGCGCGCGAGCGCGAGCGGATCGGGGCGCAGGGCTGCGGCTAGACGCTTCGCGGCGTCTTCGAGCGCGGCCCAATCGTTCTGAGCGCGGGCGAATCTGAGATCACTCAGGGCGTCGGAAGCCGTGTTCAACACCCGGCCCATCACATCAATCGGGAGGGCCGTGCCGGGCAGTGTTTCCTCGGCGGCGGCAGAGGCAGGCCGGTTTCCACCGAGGGGCAGCTGCGCCTCTTCGGCTGGCGCCAGTCCCGGCGGGCGCTCGTGGGGCGGCAGGACAAATTGCGTATTGCACTTGCTCACAACTATTCTCCCGTGACTTTGAGTTTCCGCTCGACGATGCTCACGAGATCGCCGACCGTGTGCAGATCAGCCTTGTCGTCGTCGGAGAGCGTGATGCCGAATGCCGCCTCGACCTCCAGCATGAAGTGGCGGTCGAGATCGTCGATGCCAGGATGCTCGGAAAAGCGCGTCTCAGGCACGAGCACGTCAGCCGCCGCACCATAGGTGGCTGCCACGATGTTCTTGATGCGCTCGGCAAGATTGGGCGTCATCCGGCGCGCGCCAGCGCATGGGCGACGTTCGCCACCACATGCCGGTCGTTGTTGCGTTTGATCGCGATATAGTCTTGCGCCAGCGCAACGCCGCCCGGAGACCCCAGCATTTGCAGGAGGATGTCAGCGCCTTCCTTCTTAGGCAACTTTCCATCGTCGCCGAAGAACCAGCCGACCGGGCGATCAAGTGCAGTCGCAATCATTTGCAGCTTGCTCGCGCTGATCCGGTTGGTGCCTTTCTCGTATTTCTGCACCTGCTGGAATGTGATGCCGAGCGCATCGCCAAGTGTTTCTTGGCTCAAGCACACCATAACGCGCGCGACCTTTACGCGGCCTCCGACATAGATGTCGGTCGGGTCGGGGCCTTTCTTCGCTTCTTCTCTCTTTGCCACGTTCACTCTCCATGGTTACGCGGTCGAAATGGATTGAAGGATGTCGCCAGCGCGGCAACGGCGATCAGCAGGATGCCGCTGCCCGGCGCGAGGAAAAGGATGAGGTCGCGGATCATCGGACACCCTCCACGGTCACCTTGGTGAAGGCGTATTTGTTGATGTCGGCCGCGATCTTGTCGGCCTCCGGTTCATCGAACCGCGTGGCTTTGTCTTTGTTCGGTTGCCAGCCGATCTCGCCGTCAGGAAAGCGTGCGGCGTAGAGTTTTCCGCGCGGCTGTTCGCGGGTGACGATGAAGGGCATCAGGTGCGCCCTCCGGGGCAATACTTCCCCGCGAACTCGCTGTCAGGAAAGTGGTCGATCGCCCAATCGCGAAGCTGCTCGACGGCTTCGACATAGGTTCGGTATTGACCCTCAGCCTTGAAGCCGTTGAGCGGATCGCCGAGCTTCGCGTCGAAGCCGCCATCCCACTGTGTGGAGATCTCAAAATTGATTTCGCTGTTGTAGAGGTCTTGCAGGATGGGCGCAGCGGCGATTAGGCGGGAGTTGGCCTCGTAGGGCAGATCAACGCCTTTGTTCCAAATCTTTGTATGAAGCGGAATGCAGGCGACGACAGCGCCGCCCCCTGAGCCCGGCTCACCTGCCCACACATTGCAGATGGGCCCGCTATGGATGCCTTGATCGTCAGGTCGCGCGTGCCACGGCCCCGTCGTGTGCTTTGCTTCGCTCATGCTCCCACTCCGAATTGGCCATTGGCGGCGCGCGCAGCAATTTCATCGTCTTCGTCCTGCGAGCAGCAGCCGCCGTTGTAGGTGTCGGATTTCTCCGTCCAGACGCTGCCGCAACCCTCGCAAACGAATCGACGCTCCCTGGCCACGCGCGGGGAAAAGTCGCCGCTGAAATGAGGCGCGATGTGCCGCGTGATGAGCTTTTCGAACTCATCTGCCATGCGCAGCTTGCGCGCTTCGATTTCGGGGCCGGTCTTTGGGTCGCCGCCGAGGAAGAAAGTTCCGTATCGTGGCTTGCCGGTAAACTCGATGACGAGCGAAACGTCTGTGTCGGCGTGGAGCTTCGCCATGGCTAGTTCCCTCCGGGCCCCTTCGGCTGCCCTGCTTCCCGTTCCTTCACGCTGCTTCTCACCGCGTTCGCCAGCCCCTTGAGGGGGCAGAACGGGTCGATGCAGCGGTCAATGAGTTCGATCGCCTTTTTAGGAACCGAAACTCGGCAGCGGGAACACACCACCGAAGGCGGCGCCAACAGCGAACTGCCGATCTTTGGCTGGAGGAAGGTGTCGCGCATCAATCGACCCCTTCCGCCTGCGCCTTCGACCACCCGCGCGGGTCAGCTTCGATTTCGCGGCGCTCCTCGCGAATGCGGTCGGCAGATTCGTCGAGGTTGAACAGACCTTCGCCATCGAGCGCGCCGAAGAGCAGCTTTTGGAAAAGCTCAATCTTGATGTTGGGAAGGTTTTCTTTGGCATGTTCGCCGATCGCCTCAACGAGCGGATCGACGACGCGGGCAGCGATCGTTTCAAGGTCCTTGCGGACCTCATTCGCGTCGGCTGGCCCGGGCACGAGGTAGATTTGGTGCAGGCGAAGTTGCAGCAGGTTCGCCGCGGCCTGCGCTTGGGCACGCAGGTGATCGGGGAGGCCGGCCATCTTCGCCGCGTCCTCCATGATCTTCGCGGCATTGAGCCGCATCAGCGTGAAGCGGGCGAGGGCGGCGGCGTGATCGACGGCGGGAGCGGTCGTCATGGCGCGGCTCCCGCGGTTTTGGCGACGGCGATGGAGGCGAGCGCGGCGACCTCGCGGCCGATGGCGGCGACATCGAAAACACCAATCGCGGTGATGAGGCGGCGCATATCACTCATCGGACGCCTCCCACGCTCGCGACGATGCAGCTTCGACGACGAGGCGGTCAGCGCGGCAAGGCCGCGCGGCGCTTGGCTTGGATTTTCAGGTGTAGCCACGACTCGACTCCCTCAGTAGGCGAGTCGGAGCTTACAGTCAGACTGTAAGCTGTCAATAGATTTTACAGCCAAACTGTAAATTGTGAACCGCGGCGGCCCTGGGCTGTTGAAAGACCGCCAATTTTGGCCGGTACGATGGGAGGTTAGGAGCTATGTGCCGCGGAGGAGCAGCCATCGTCCAAGGGCGATGGCCGCAAGGCGCCGCAATACTCCTGGTTGTTGACCTGCAACCATCGGGAGGCATCTATGGACCGCGTAACCCCCTTTAATCCCGCTCGGAAAGGCTCGGAAACGGGCTGCTGCGACGGCAACGACCGCTGGCTGCGCCGGCAGGCGGTGCAGCTCGCGGCGCTATTGCCGGATAACGAGGAAGATTCGTTGCAGATCGTGCGGCATCTGGAGGCGCTGATTTGCACCTTCTTGGCTGGCTCCGGCGAACCTAAGCCCGTTTCCCCGCCTTTGGATTTTCCAGCTTCTCAAGCTCGACCGCCAAGGCGTGGGGCAGGCCCGCGCGCTCCCCAAAATAAATATAATCCAGGCTGACACCGGTTGTCCGGCTCACCTTCATAGCATTGTCGAGACCGAGCCGATTGTCCCCGGTCTCGGCATTGTTCCAGGCGGCTATCCCCACGCCCGTCAGGCGGGCCATTTCCGATTGGCTGATGACGCGGCTCTGCACGGCCGCATAGGCGAGCCGGACGAGCTTGAGCCGCTCGCCGATCGCTTTCGCCGTATCGGAACGGGTTTGCGCCATGCTGCGCGCGATGGTTTCAAAACCAGGCCCCCGCCTCCATGCAGCAGAGCGCAAACTTGACATCTTACAGCCTGCCTGTACCTTCATCGGCCCATGAAGATTCGCCAGCTTAAGACGGTCGAGGAGGTCGTCGCCGCGATCGGCCGCGCGAGGCTGCAAGAAATCACCGGGCGCCGCAGCCAGAACATCACAAACTGGCTCAGTGACGGCCGCTTTCCTCCCACCACCCACCTCATCTGCCAAATCGAATTGGCCCATCTTCACTGCCGCGCGCCGGGCTCGCTGTGGGGCCAGATGGAGCCGAGGAAGGCGGCGCGCGTATCGGCTTAGTTTTGTTGCGTCATCAGTCTGCGTGAGGGCGCGTATGCAGCCACTATCGGAAATGCCGCGGCTCGCGGCCAAAAGATTCGACGGAAGTTTTCCGTCCGAGCCGGAAGAAAACTTCCGGCCCGAGCTTTTCGGGGAAGTGGCGAAGATTGTGTGGCGCAAGCCTGATGCCGTCATCGCCGATCTGACCGGCAAGACCGATCGGCAAGCGCGCTCGATCATCGCTGGTAAAGCGCCGGTCCCGGCAGAGGTCGCAGCCGAAATGCTGCGGCTGATCGTGCGGCGGCCGAAGAAGCGCAGAAGCCGCTGAATAGTAATTGCGTCGCCAACCCGAGCGGATCGGGCGCGAGGGGGTCGCGTGACGCAAACCGTCCGGATACTTGTCGGCGATTGCCGCGATCTGCTCCGCAGTCTCGGCTCCGAGAGCGTCCATTGCTGTGTCGTCAGCCCGCCCTATTGGGGATTGCGCGACTTCAAAATTCCGCCGTCGATCTGGGGCGGCGATCCAGCGTGCCAGCATGTCTTTGCCGATGAGCGCGTCGAGCAGGGCTTCTGCATCCACTGCGGCGCCTGGCGCGGGTGCTTCGGCCTGGAGCCGACCTACCAGCTCTTTGTCGGGCACATGGTTGAAATCTTCCACGAGGTCTGGCGCGTGCTGCGCAAGGACGGCACGCTCTGGATCAACATGGGCGATTGCTACGCCTGCGCGCGCGCCGGCTGGACCGCGCAGCGCTACAAGGACGAGGAGGCGGACGATCGCGCTTTCCGCGACAAGCCGTTTAATACGTTCTCCAGCAAGGGGCGTCGGACACCTGGCCGCGCCGACGGCACCGAAGGCAACGAGAGTGGCCCCTATCATGGCCCGACAGAGCAGCCCAACCGCGTTCCGCAGCGCGGGCTGAAGCAAAAGGACCTGGCCGGGATGCCGTGGCGGGTCGCCTTCGCGCTTCAGGGTGACGGCTGGTATCTCCGGCGGGACATCATCTGGCACAAGAAGAACCCGATGCCAGAGTCGGTCTACGACCGCCCGACCACGAGCCACGAGTATCTTTTCCTTTTTTCCAAATCCGCCGACACGCTGTGCTGGCGTCACCGCGACGGACGATGGGTGTGGAAGAAGCCGCCGCCTGATGTGATCTGGCGCAATCGAGAGACGCGCGAGGAACGCCGCAAGCCGGGCCGGGGGAAGAAGTGGATCAAGGTCAATCTGTGGCGCGGGTTCGACTACTACTACGATTTCGCCGCGATCATGGAGCCGTCCTCACCGGACAGCCATGCGCGCGCGGCGCGATCGCGCAGCAAGACCCACAAGTATGCGGACGGCGGGCCGGGCAAGCAGACCATCGCGATTGGCTCGCCGGTCGCCGGTCGCCTGCCGCAGCCCGCAGGATGGGATGCGGGCAAAGGCCATCACGGTTCAGTGCATCGCGACGGACGCCGCGCGCTTCCGCCGGAATGGAAACAGGGCGGCCCCAACTCGCGCTTCAATGTCGATCGCGTGCCGGTCGGCCGCAAGGCGCAAGCTGGCTATTCCGGCCCGCGCCCGAAGAACAACGCGAACTTCGATGCTGCCCTAGGCTCGGCTGACATCGTGCCGATGCGCAACAAGCGCAGCGTGTGGTCGATCGCCACCAAGCCGTTCAAGGAAGCCCACTTCGCGACCTTTCCGCCCGCGCTGATCGAGCCCTGCATTCTCGCGGGCTGTCCGCGGGGGGGGGTCGTCCTAGACCCTTTCGCCGGCGCCTGCACCACCGGCCTCGTCGCCGACAAGCACAAGCGCAACGCCATCCTGATCGAGATCAATCCGGCTTATGCCGCAATGGGGGCGGCGCGCATCAAAAGAGAAAACGGCGCGGAAGCCGACGTGACCATCGAGCCGGTGGTCGAGCAATTGCCGGCGGCGGAGTAGGTCATGCGCCCCGGTAATCCGTTCGGAAAGCTACCGATGCCGCCACGCGAGAAACGGTACGGCTGGTTCCGGTACTACAACGACCATCCGCATGATCCGAAATGGCGTGCCGTCGCGAAGCTGGCGAATGTCCCGATCCCGACGGTGATTTCCGTTACCGATGCCATCCTCTGCACGGCCAATAAGAGCAGCCGGCGTGGCTGCGTGGAGGATTTTAACCCCTTCGAGTGCGCTGAGGCCTTCAACATTCCACCCGACGATGTAGCGAGGGTCCTCGCCGCACTCGAAGGCCCGGAGATCGCCTGGATCGACCAGGACTGGATCGTCGATTGGTTTGACCGCCAGCCGGACAGCGAAGACCCCACCGCCAAGGACCGGCAGCGGCGCCGGCGCGCACGACAGAAAGCAGTGCGGCTCGGTCTGCCCGATCCATACCCACCGCAAGGTGCAGTACAGCGGCACGACTCATCACCAGTACCGTCACGCGTGACTCCCGTGACTCTCCGTGACGTCACGCTAGATAAGACTAGACAGGTAACACCTTCTGAATCTGTAGCCGCGCGCGCGCAGCAAGGATCAGCGCCCCAGGAGCTTAACAGTGGGGGTTCCGGGGAAAGCTTTACCGATCCAGGCCAAGCAAGAATGTGGTTATTCGGAACCGGCACAACCGAAACTGGCTTAGGCGCGCGCGTCGTCGCCGATGCGCTTGGGATGCGTCTTGCGTTGACCGCCGATCAAGCCATCCGCCGGTGGAACAACGAGCTTGAAGACCCGGTGGCGCTTGCGAACATCATCCGCGAGGCCGACGCGCTATCGCTGAATGGCAAGGCGTTCGAGAACATCGTTCAACAACAGATTGCACGGCACCTGGCCGAAAGGATCAACGGTCCGAGCTTGCCGCTGCCGCTCACGGGACTGAAGAAGCAAGGCACCTAGAGTCACGCTGTCACGCTGTCACGCGTGACGGGTGCGGTTTCATGAAGGATGGAGGGCCAAATGGCCGGCACGCAGCTGAGCGTCGAGCAAATCAAGATCGCCTTCCCGATCGCCGGTGCGGCCGAATACCGCTGGCGCTACCAGGATGGCTCCTGGTCGGCATGGCAGTCGGCGTCGGACGGGCTTCTCAAAATGCCGCCGGCAGCTCGAGGCTTCGAGGTTCGGGAGCGTTTCCTCACGCGCAAGCCGGCGCGGCCGAAGAAAAAGCGGCTCCAAGCAGGTTAATTGCCTACTTTAACAGACCCCCGTACTGGTCTGATAAAGCCTCTAGATTCCACGCCACCTTTGCGCGTATAGTCCCACCACCTAACGGGGTAGGGATGATTCACGCAATCACCACCAAGCCGGCCGGCACGGCCATGGGCAGGTCTCGCCTGACACCAGGGCAAATGTGCTTCATCATCGGCGAGGTTGTCTCCGTGCTCGGAAAAGACGGCGAGCTGCAGGAAGCGGTAGTAGTTCGTTTCCCGGTCCGGTGGCATGGTGGTGGTTTCAGGCAAGCCGAAGTCCCGATCGAGGCCATTACCCTCCCATAACGCGAGGTTTCACGTGAAAACATAACGCGTACAAACCGTTGGCCGGGTGAGGTCGGTCGGCGGTTGAAGTGTGAGCCAAAGGGGTAGGGGCCATCAGCGGTCGGTGAGGGTGCTGGTGGAAAGAGAGAAAAGACGTTTAGACGTCGAAAAGCTCCTGCAATGGGTCTATCGCGACGAGCTGCCGAAGCAAACCACCGGCGGCCTTACCGGGTGGGAACGGCTGATCCTTCTCGGCACCAACGTTGACGTGAGCCACCACGACACGGCATTGCCGATTGCTCTTGGGCCGCCGCATCCCGACGCCTTGCTGATCGACCATGCGGTGCGGCAGCTACCGAACGTCAAATTAAATTGGGCGCAGACTGCCAAAGCTCTGATGGGCCATCTTCTGCCCTACACCCCGAAGCCCGATCCCCGAATCCAGCACATGGCGACATCGCCGGCGGCGCTTGTCGTTTCGCACGCGATCATGGGAACGCGCCCGCATTGGGACCTCGGACCCGTTCGCCTGCGCCGGATCCTGGGAAAGAACGGCAAGCCCGTGATCGACGGCATTACCGCTGGCCGGCGCTATGGGCGCGGCGCGAGTTGTCCCTTGCAGCTCGAGCCGGAGGGCTGCGAGATCATCAGCGCGCGATTCGAATACGCGGCATGGCACACGGCGCTGGTGACATTGGCGAATGAGAGTTGGAATCTGAGCGAGCATGTCGCGGTGCTGCCGCACGCGGCGGCCGAGCCTTGGATCACGGGACCGGAGCCAACGTCGCGAATTCTCAAATCAATTTTGCCGCCTCATCAACGATTAACCACGCCGGCAGGAACAGCTTGCTGAGATGTGGGGCCTTGACTACCGTTCGATCACTGATTTTGCGCCCGGAGGTCATGCAGACCTGCCGGGCGTTTCCGTTTCCGGTGATCGCGATGTGAATTCAGTTCCCCGCGGCAGCAGCCCCACACTGAGCCTTGCTCCAAAGAGAGGCACCCTGACAACGGGCTTGTTGAAGTCGCCGCCAGCTTCGCAACGACGAAGACCTGAGACGCTGCCGAACAAGCGCATCGGTCCGCGGGGATTTGTTTGATCCGCCTGCAGCCTCGACGCCGCAGTGCATCAGTGCTTAACGCAGCTGCAAGCTTTCAAGTTCAGACCGAATCCAACTGGCGCGCCTCACCGCGCCTGCGGCCCGGCACGGCTGATTTGTGGCCCCATGCCCCGGCACGGCCGGGCCGCGCGATATCTGGAGAAACAGTGGTGCCGCCATGCGCAAGATCAGATCACGATCTCCGCGCAGACCACGGTGGCAGTACCGCAAGCGCGTGGTACGCAATCTCGAATTGCCGGAAGCGGACGACGACGAAGACGACGAGATTGAAGCGATCATCGGGCCCGCCGAACGAGATGGCGCGATCCCATGAGCGGGCGTGTGCGCTGGAAAAGACCGGACGGCGAGGCCGTCACCGGCTACCGCAAGACCGATCGGCGCCGGTCCAAAAGCGTACCGGCGCACCTGATGCCGGATTACCGGCTCTCCTTCATGCTGCCGGCGTCGGTGTTATTCGCGGTGTCGGAAGGCAAGGCGCCGATCGCCGGCGTCAGCGTGCTGAAAGGCGGCATGGTCGAGGCCCGCGGCAAGAACCTGGATTGGGTGCTCAAGCAGGCCGGTGAATTCATCGGCTCGATCGCCAACGGGCAGAACCTTATCATCACGGTCACGCTGGAGCGGGGCGACGATCCGCCCCTGACAACCGGGGCACCGGCTAGGGGTCGCTACAAGGCTTCCCGCGAAATGGTGTACGTGCCCGGCCCCTCGGTCGTGTTCCTCCACCAACTGAAGAAGGTGCTCGTATTCCCGGTGACACGATGAGCAAGGCCATCGGCGAGAAGCAATTCTTCGTTGTGCCGGTTCACCCAGAGATCGCCGAGCAGATAGCGCAGGCAGGCATCAAGTTACGGCGGATCAAAGCGAGCGACGGACTAACGTATCGCTGCCCCGAGATTTTATGCCGATGAGCGTCAGCGATGTCGCAAGCGAGCTGCGTGCCATGGCTTCTCGCGTTCGCTGCCTGCCGCCTCCTAATCATCGCCGGCCAGATGCTTTTCATGAAGCGCGTTCAGAGCTGGCGCGCGAACTCGACGCGATCGCTGACCGTGTTGGAAAGGGCTGCACAGCGAAGGCGGGAGCCGAAGCGCCGCAAGCCCGCCGCGAGTTTCATCGCCCGCCTGATGCTGCACCACCGCGTCAATCGTCAGGCCGGGAAGTCATGGTGGAGATCCGTCGCCGTCGCCTGGCGGTTCGCAAGGAAGTGACGGAATCGGCCCAAAACGCTGTTTTTGCGGCGCGACCGGGAAAATCGAGCCTCTAGGAAGGCCGCCCGTTCGTTATTCCGATCGCGGCCATACCGAGACATGGAGAAAAAATGAGGGACGCCGGTACTTATCGAGCGGCACGCCGGAATCGGGTTTTACGCGAAGAACGGACGTCATGGGGTCCGCAGCATCACTACGGTGAACCTGTGATGGCGACAAGGCGCGGTAGTGTCTCAGTTTGAATTTTCCGGTCCTAGTCGAATAGACCGAGATGGCCCATATTAGGCGGCGTGGGAGCTTTCTGGCTCCGACTGTGGAGTCGCCGTATGAGCAAACGTAGCATCGATTTCGTTAGTCACTGGATTGATGAGAACGTCAATCCAGAGCCCTATCCCTTAGCCAATGACATCCGCGCACAGGAGCTTGCTGACCGTTGTGCGGTCGACGCTGCGAAACAGGGCATTTCTCGAAAGGAAATCGAGGAAGATGAAGACTTGGTGGATCGCATGGTGGAGGCTATGACCGAAGCCACAGACCGTGAGATAAATCGCCTCGCCTCGCAGGGCGACTAACAATGCCCCGAGGCCCCAAAGGCGAGAAGCGCCCCCGCCGACGTGATCGGCAACGCCGTTCCCCGGCGATGGCCGCTGGCGTCAGCAAGACGCTTTGGAGCATGACCGATCTTGCCGGGATGGTTGATGCCACCGCGCCGAAGCCCAGGAAGCGCGGACCCTACAAGATGCAAGCGGCGTAACGTAGCTCGGCTAGGCGCGATATGAATTTAGGCCCCAAGATCGCTCTGTGGGTTGGGATTGCCTTTGTTGTGCTCGGCAGTTCCGTCCCGAGCGAGATCATGTTTGCGGTTGGATTGGCCGACATGATCGTTCCTCCAAGCCATCTCGCAATCACTATCGGCGCTTGCTGCATAACCGGCGCTCTTGTGGCCTGGAAAATGGAGCCATAATTCAAACTGAGACACTACCCAAGGCGCATGACTATCCTTCGCCGTCTGCCTAGCCGGTATCATCCGCTTGCAGCAGCCGGCGCCTTCCTGCGCTCAGTCGGGAAACGATGGGTTGGCAGAAAGCGCGCTGCCTAGACATATGACCACGCGCCGCGGCTTCTTCCGTTCCGCCGGCGCGATGATCGCAGCCGCGGCGCTACCCGCACCGTTCGCGCGCGCCGAAGAAGCCACCTGCAAGGAAGAGCACGAGACCATCGAAGCGACCGTCGCCGAGGACGGCAGGTTCAGCTTCCGCCTGCCGCGCGGCTACAACGTCGAGCGGGTGTGGGTGACTGTCGCCACGGAAAAGTGCGCGTGGAAGGTGAGGACGGGATAAGCGGCCTTACAGTTTATGCCAGGAGACGCCCTGATGCCGCAGCTTGGGAAACCTTGTTAGGCATCCTATAGCCGCGTCACTTTGAAAACAATCTACGGAAATCAAACATGCCCCGTGGCGGTGCGCGAGAGAACGCCGGCCGCAAGGCAGGCAGCGCGACCAAGAGGACGCGTGAGATCGCCGACAAGGCTGCGGAAGAAGGCGCCACCCCGCTCAACGTGATGCTCGACAACATGCGCTTCTACCACGAGCGGGCAAACGCCGCGCTTGAGAAGCTGCTGACGGGCATGTCGCCGGCCGAAGTCGTCAAGGACGAAGGCCAAGGCCAGATCGAAGGCGACGACAAGCCGGTCACCATTATCGACGCCGTGAAGCTCATCCCCGGGCTGCGGGAGAAGGCAGGCAACGCCGCCAAGGATGTGGCGCCTTACATGCACCCGCGGCTGACGCCGACCGAGGACAAGGGCCGCAAGGCTGATGATGTCCCGCTCGCCGATCGGCTGAAGGAATACACGACGCGCGATCAGATCGCAGCGAGCGGCGGCAAGGTCGTCGCCATCAAAGCTGGCAAAAAATGAGCCTGTCAAAGCGGGTCGTACCCTACGACGCCGCCGATCAATTGATGCGGGATGACCTGCGGCACTATTGCCGCAAGCTCGTGCGGATCGGAACGAAGCGGCCGGGCGAGATCGTCCCGTTCATCTGGAACCGCGCCCAAGAGCAGCTGCACGCCAAGCTGGAACGGCAGCGGGACGCCCGCGGTCTGGTGCGCGCCCTTGTTCTCAAAGCGCGCCGCATGGGCATCTCTACCTATGTCGGCGCCAGGTTCTATCACCGCTCGACGCTGCGGCGGGGCCATCGCGCCTTCATCCTGACCCATGAAGACAAGGCCACGCAGGCATTGTTCGACATGGTGCGCCGGATGCACAATAACATGCCGAGGGACTATCGGCATGACCTGCTGGCGGCAAACGAGAACGAGCTAGATTTCGCCGGCACCGAATCCGGCTACCGCGTCGGCACCGCAAAGAACACCGCCGGCCTCGGCCGCGCGCAGACGCTTCAGCTTTTGCACGGATCGGAAGTGGCGTTTTGGGCGCACGCAGAAAAACACTTCGGCGGCTTGGTGCAAGCCCTTTCGCTGGTCGAGGGCACTGAAGGTGTCCTAGAAAGCACCGCCAACGGCGTAGGCGGCACTTTCTACAAGCAATGGGGCCTGGCCGAGAAAGGCCAATCCGATTTCATCCCGATCTTCCTGCCGTGGATGATCGACCCGGATAATGTTCGGCCGCTCACGTCCGACTACGAGCCGAGCAGCGAAGAAGAAACCTACCAGCGCCTCTACAAGCTGACGGACGAGCAGCTCTGCTGGCTGCACTATAAGAACATCGAGCTCGGCGGCGAGCCGGGCGCCATCGGCAGCATGTTCCGGCAGGAATACCCGGCGATCGCGGCCGAGGCGTTCCAGACCACCGGCACCGACAGCTTCATTGCCAACGAACTGATCCTTCGCGCCCGACGCCTGCAGCTTCCCGCGCAGCGGTTTCTGCCCCGGGTGCTCGGCATCGACAGCGCCCGCTCGATCGGAGAGACCGGCGACGATACCCGAATCATCGACCGTCAGGGGCGGCGAGCCGGGATCGAAGTCAATATCCGTCTGCGCACCAATGATGAAACTAAAATCGCGCACGAAGTCATGAAGCTGCTGCGGGACCACCCTGACATCCGCAAAGCTTTCTTCGATGTGACCGGAGGCTACGGCGCCGGCGCTCACGACATCTGCAAAGCGAACGGGTTTGAAGACCGGGTAGCGGCCATCAACTTCGGCGCCGGTGCCCAGGAAGAAAACGAATACGCCAACCGCCGCGTGGAGATGTGGCACCGCGTTCGGGATTGGCTGATGGACCCCGGCGGCGCCCAGATCGGGGATGACGATGTAGCGCAACGGCACCTGTCCGCGCCCTGGCTGCTGACCCCGGACGGCAATAGCCGCAAGCGGCTCGCGCCCAAGGAACAGATCAAAGCGAAGCTCGGCTTCTCTCCGGATTGGGGTGATGCCCTGGCGCTTACCTTCGCCGAAATTCTGTCGATCGACGAACCCAATCATCATCCGAAGTGGATGTGCGACCTCGAAGACGACGAGGCCAGCAACACCGATTTCATGTCCCGCTAACGCCAAGTTCACCCCAGGAGCTACGCTCATGTCTTTCCGCACTACCATCAAAAGTCTTTTCGGCACCGCCTGGCACACCAATTCCGATGCCATCATCGACGGCATGTCCCCCGCCGCCGATGGCGTGGTGGAAGCCGGCAAGCCGGTTGTGCCTGACACCGGCGGCGTGGTCGACGCGCTCGATATCACGGCGCCGAAGATCGGCGGCGTGGCTGTCAATGCCACCGCGCTTGAGATCAACCGAGCGGCGGACGTATCGGCCCGCATCGTTGCCGCCGGCGCCACGCTTGCTCTCACCGTGGCCGCCCATGACGGCAAGACCATCCATCTCGATACCGCGGCAGGCTCGATTTGCACACTGCCGGTTGCCGCCGGCACCGGCACGCGCATCCGCTTTCTCGTCAAGATCAAGCCCACCTCGAACGCGCACATCATCAAGGTCGGCAATGCCAGCGATTTCCTCGCCGGCACGGTCAATCTACTCGATGTGGATTCCAACGCGCAGACCGCCTACGCGGGCGATGGTGCAGCCGACGACACACTGACTCTCAACGGCACCACCACCGGCGGGCAGGTCGGCGACTGGATCGAGGTCGAGGACTTGAAAACGCTGGTATGGGCCATCCGCGGCGAGGCCGTATGCCCGGCCGGCTCGAACGTCGCCGATTGCTTCAGCGCCACGGTCTAACCGTAGCATCCGAGGCGGCGAAATCCGTCGCCGCCTGATCTGAACAGGAGCGCACCGACATGGCGACACAGGGCAAAGACTTTGCCAGCGACCCAAATGGCGTAACGGTCTTTGGCAAAGGAAGCGACGGGAAAATCTATGCCCTCGCTGTCGATCCGATCACCGGGCAGCTCATTGCTCAGCTCGCGGCTACGCCGACCATTGACATCGGTGATGTGACGCTGCTCGCCGGGTCTGCCCTCGTCGGCAAGGTCGGCATCGACCAGACCGCGCCGGGCACGACGGACAGCGTTAGCGTCTCGACCGCGCAAGGAGCTGGCGCCGCCATCGGCGCCACCACCGGTGCGGCGGTCATCACCGACGCCAACGGCACCATCCAGCAGTATCTACGGGGGATTGTGAAGCTTTGGCTTTCTGGACTTTCCATCGTTGGCCTGGCCGCGCACGATGCTGTGGTTTCTGGCGCCCCGGTACGGATCGGCGCGCGGGCGCAAACCAGTAACGTAGTCGCGGTCGCAACCGGCGATGCTGTCGATCAGGTAGCGACGCTGGTCGGTGCGACCATCCAGAAGCCATACTCGATCCCGGAGGAAGATTGGTCATACCCCGCCGCGGCAGGCGGCATTGTAAATACAACGGCAGCCGTGACTATCAAGGCCGCCGCCGCTGCCGGGATCAGGAACTATGTCACGGGGCTGCAGATATCTTCCGATCCTCTTGGCGCGGCAACTGAGCTGGTGATCCGCGACGGCGCGGCAGGCGCGGTGCTCTGGCGGATGAAGATCGGCACCGGCGGCCTCGCCGGCGGTCTCCAAATAGCCTTCGTTTCGCCGCTCAAGGGCACGGCAGCAACGCTGCTGGAAGCCGTCACATTAACGGCCTCGGTCACCGGCGGCGTGTTCGTCAATGCTCAGGGCTATCAGGCCCCGTAAATGCGCTTCGGTCCCGTTCCACCCCGCCAGATACCGCAACAGGATCCGGCGAAGGTCCTGCTACTGGCGGAACGCTGGCAACGCGCGGCCTGGGCGCACCGGAATTGGGCCGAGCGGGCCAAGACCTGCGTGGATTTCTTCGAAGGCCGGCAGTGGACCGAGAAGCAGCTGACCGAGCGCAAGGGCCGGCCGTCGTTCAAGTGGAACATGATCGCGCCGCTGGTGCGGCTCATCATGGGCTATCACGGCAACAACAAGACCGACATCACCTTCCAGCCGGGCTCCGACGCGCGCTCCTCCGAGGATGTGGCGAAAGTCCTCTCGATGGTGGAGAAGGCGATTGCCAAGGGCTCGGCGCTCGAATTCGTGGACGTCGAAGTCTTCATGGACGGCCTCCTATCAGGGCGCGGCTTCTACGACACGCGGCTTGATTTCGAGGACAACGACCTGGGCGAGATCAAGACCAAGGCAATTGATCCGTTCTCGACCTACATCGACCCGGACGCCGATACCTACGACCTCAACGAGACCGCCTCCTACATCCAGCAGGCGCGCTGGACCTCGATCGACGAGATCGAAGGCGCTCTAGGGAAGCAGGTGGCCGAGCTGGTCCGGCCCTTCACCATGGGGCAGACGCCGCTCGCCCCGCTGTCGACCATGGCGGTGAACGACGAGATCACGCCCATCCGCGCCTTTGGCGAAAAAGAGGACATGATCTCCGACTGGTGGGAAACCTTCTATTCGCTGTCCGGCGAGTTCGTCGATACCCACCGCAAGACCATCCGCATCATCGAGACCCAATACAAGGTGCGCGAACGGCGCAACGTCATCATCGACCTGGAGACCGGCGACAAGAAGACGCTGCCGGAGAACTGGAATCGGGAGAAGATCGAAAAGGTCCTGTTCTACTGCGAGCAGATCGGCAATCCATGCATCGTGCAGCCCCGCATGGTCGAGCGCATCCATTGGACGACGATGGCGGGCGACGTGATCCTCTATGACGCGCCCTCGATGTATGAAGGCTACACCACGACCGGGTATTTCCCTTACTTTCGCCGCGGCATGACCCGCGGCATGGTCGAGGACCTGGTTGACCCACAGCTCAACAAGAACAAGCACCGCAACGCCGAGATCGAGATCGTGTCCAAGACCGCCAACGGCGGCTTTAAATACCACGAAAGCTCGCTCAGTCCGAAACAGAAGCTGCTGCTGAAGAAATTCGGCTCCCAGCCGGGCTTCAATCTTGAGTGGAAGGGCGAGAAAGAGCCGAAGGTCATCGAGGCGGCCGGTTCCGCGCTGAAGCACGAGCGGCTGGAGAAGAAAGACGACGACGATATGCGGTCGATCTCCGGTATTAACGAAAGCGCGCTCGGCGAGCTTGACCGGGTGCAGTCGGGCCGGGCGATCGAGGCGCGCCAGCGCCAGGCGGTCATGTCCGTGCAGACCTATATGGATAACCAAAAGCGATCGAAGATGCTTCTCGGCAATCTGCATCTGAGCATGGTGCAAAACCACTATACCGAGCAGCGCCTGTTCCGGATCATGGGCGAGGACGGAAAATTTGTTCCGCTGCTCATTAACAAGGCCGAACTCGATCCCGCCACCGGCGTACAGCGCGTGCTCAACGACATCACGGTCGGTAAATACACCGCCATCGTGGACCCTTCGCCGCTGTCGGCGACCTTTGCCAACGCGCAGTTCGAGGAAATGCTTCTCCTTCTGGAGAAGATGGGACCGGCGCTCGGTCCTGTGATGCCGATGTTCGCCGACCTCATTATGGATATGTCCAGCCTGCCGCGGAAAGACGAGTGGATCGAGCGGTTCAAGCAGGTGATGGGTGGCGCCGGCGCGCAGCAACCGGGTTCTCCGGGCGGGCCGGGCGCGCCACCGGATGCGCCGCTTCCCGTCGGCGGCCCAGGTGGTGGCGCCGGAGGACCTGGTGGCAATGTGATTCCGTTCAACGCTGCGACCATGCAGCCGGGAATACCCGCAGGAGCAGGAGCTTAGGATGGCGCGACTTGCGTTCGATAAAGTGGTCTCGCCGCTTTTGTTGCAGCGGTTCCAGCTTGAGGGAGAATTCGAGGACGGCGACGGGCGGCACTATGCCTGCATCCTGCGCGAGGACGGCAATCTGCTCGTCCATCATCCGGGATCGCCCGGGCTTTCGCCCGATCAACTGATGTTCGCCGGTGACATGCTGCGCAAGCTCAACAAAGAGCTGCACCACGACGGCGCCTGGGTCGTGGTCTTCACGCATCCGAAGACGCCCGAGCTTGCCAGCGTCCTGCACGCCTTGCCGGCGCATTGGGACTATGCCCGCTATGCGCTGATCTGGATCGACCAGGACGGCGACCCGCAATTCACCCTGGATTGGGTCGAGCACGAGGGCGAGCTGTTCGACTTCACCGACGTGCTGCTGGCCGGGATCGAATCCACCATGCAGAAATGCGAAGCGGCGTGGGGCATGTGGAATCACAGCCGCAGGCTTCTCGATCTAAAGGACGGGCAGACATTCAAACGAGCGCAGGGACAAGCGCCGACAAGCACAGCGACACACTGAGATGAGCGACGTTTCCGAGATCGGCGCGCAGATCGTGATTGACCGGCGCGTGGGCCTTCGCATGGGCATCGGCTTAGCCATATTTGTCGTGATCCAGTTCTTCGCCCTTGGCTACACCTACGCAACCGGCGAATGGCGCCTCAGCGCGCTTGAGGCCGATGCGCCGGTGCTCAAGCAGGTGAACGAGCGCACCATCCGCATGGAGGTGGAGCTGGGCTTCATCCGCAAGGCGGTGGAAGGGCGCACGTCGCGCCCCTAGCAGTTCCGGAGATTTGCATGCGGTTGACGCTCATCGCTCTCGCGGCTCTGGCGATGATTTCGCTGGCCTCCGCCCAACAACAGACCGAAACAGGCACCGGACTCCTTTGCGACACCGCGGAACAAGTCAGGCTGGTCATGGCTCTGATTGACCGTGGAACCGATGACGCAATCCGGCAGGTCAACGCGGAAACCAATAGCTCGGCGTGCGGCGTGTTTTCCGTGGCTTATGTTCTGGTCGGCGAGGCGGGCGCGGTCAAGCATAACGGCGAAACCTATGCCATTGCTGAAATCGCCGTGATCGGCGTGATGACGCCGCAGGGAATGCGGCCGGCGGCGCCGCCCCTGCGGCAGTTCACCATTCTCAAAAAGCCGGGGCAGGAAATCTAAGCCCGACAACAACGCTGCTACCAGCCGAGGCCGCAATTTTGATGAAGCGCCGCCGCTTCCCTCCAGCGCCGCCGCCAGCACCCAACGGAATGGTGTGGCGCTCGAAGGGCGGTCTGGCCGTCCTGGTCAGCATGACCGAAGTTGAGGCGCACTCGCGCCGGATCATGAATATCTACGACAGCCTTCCGCGCGAGACGCGCGACGAAGCCAAGGGCAAGACACGATCACAATGATTTTCCGTCCTGTCACGCGTGACAGGACCTCGCTCGTCCGACGAGTAGCTTCGGACGTATCCGCGCCGCCAGCCTCGCGACACGCTGGCACGGGCCGCCGCCGCACGGGCGTATCCGCGAAATCCCGCGACAGAGGATGAGTGAACCCAATGACTACTGGGAACGAGAGAGCTTTGCCCGAACCCGAGGAACTTGCTCAAGCCGCAGGTGCGGCCGATCCGGCGCCAGCCGCTAATCAGCCACCCGCCGAGGCCGAGAGCACAGATTCAGACCTGATCGAATGGAATGCAGCGAAAGCGGCGGTGAAAGCCGAGGAGACCGCCAAAGGCGCTGGAGAACAGAACGATCAAGCCGCCGGGACCGATGGCCAGCAGCAAGCGCCGGCCGCAGCTGCAAAGGATCAACCGCAAGCTGGAAAGCCGCCCGCTGGGCAGCAGCAGCCAGCTGACGCGCCGATGATCCCGAAGGCTCGGTTCGACGAAGTTGTCGATGCCAAGAACAAGGCAGAGCAGAACGCCGCCTACTACCGTGGCATCGCTGAAGCGCGCGCACCCGCTGCACCTGGGCAACCAGGCCAGCCGCAAACGCAACAGCAACAGCCGCAACCCACGCCCGAGCAACGCCTGGAGGAAGTCCACAGTCAGATCGACACCCTCGCGAAGAAATTCGACGACGGCGATATCACGATGGTGGAATACAAACGGCAGGAGCGGGAGCTAACCGGCAAAGAGCAAACCATCCGTGAGGAGGCGTTGCTCTCGAAGGTGAAGCCCGCGACCCCAGCCGCTCCGTCAGGCAATGATGAACTCTATCTCGAAACGCTTACGGCCAAATTGGAAGACGAGCACCAGTGGGTGAAGCCTTTCAACGCGGTTGCAACTGAGATCGAGTGGACCTTCATCTCCAACCAGGCGAGGGAAAACCTCACCGCCAAGAACGTGCCGCTGAAAGGCGCTGTCGGAAGCTACGAGCTGCGGAAAGAGATTTCCCGGCTCATCGACAGGCTCGCACCGGGCTTGATCGCCGATCGCGCGGACGCGGCCAAGGCGGCAGGCTTCGCATTCCCAGGTAGTCAACCGTCGCAAGGCCAGCAGCAACAGAAACCCGGTCAGCCGCAGCCAAAGCCACTCAGCCCCGAGGCGCAAGCCCGCAAGGCTGCATTGGAAAAGGCTGGCAACGCTCCCATCAACATCAATGCCCTCGCGGGCAGCGGTGGCGATGGAAGCGGAATGCCGACCGACGCCGCTCTCGAAAACATGAGCGACGAAGAAATCTCTGCCCTGCCCAGGTCAACGCTAGACCGCTTCCGCGGCATCACCGCCGCGTAGGTCCTCTCTCCTCGGCATAACCGCAACGAGGTAATGCCGCCATGGCAGCAACCGACTTCGGCGCACTTTCCGCCGCGCAAAAGCGCGTCTGGGCCGCCGACATCTGGAAGGCTGGTCGCGATCAGTCCTTCTTCTTCGCCAACGGGTTCATCGGCAAGTCCGACAAGGACATGAACTCCGTCATCCAACGCGTCACGCAACTGTCCGAGACCGAGCGCGGCCTCGAATGCGTGATGCAGCTCGTCCAGGATATGGTCAACGACGGCGTTGTCGGCGACAACGAACTGGACGGCAACGAAGAGGCGTTGGTCAACGACGCTCAAACCATCCGCATCGACCAGCTCCGTCATGGAACGAAGTCGAAGGGCGCGATGGCCGAGCAGGCGACCGTGATCCGGTTCCGCGAGCAGTCCAAAGACAAGCTCGGGTTCTGGCTCTCGGACAAGCTCGATGAGCTGATGTTCCTGACGATCTCGGGACGCGCCTACACGCTCAAGACCTCGGGCGAGACCCGCACCAACAGCCAGCTTCCTTCGCTGCGCTTCGCTAGTGACGTTGCTGCGCCGTCTTCCGGCCGGGTGATCTTCGCCGGTTCGGCAACGAGCGAAGCCACGCTGACCGCCTCGGATAAGTTTTCCTGGGCGGTGTGCGTGAAAGCCAAGCAGACGGCCATCCGCAAGAAGATTCGCCCGATCAAGTCGAACGGGCAAAATAATTGGGTGCTCGTCATCACGCCGGAGCAGGAACGCGACCTGGCGCTCGATCCGACTTATCAGACGATCGTGCGCTCGGCTGCGAAGAATGGCGATCAGAACCCGTTGTTCACGGGAGCGATCGCCAAGGTCCATGGCCTCGTGATCCACAGCCACAACAAGGTCTTCAACACCCTCGGTCTGTCTTCCGGCTCCAAGTGGGGTTCCGGTTCGACGATCGACGGTGCGCAGGCCATGTTGCTCGGCGCGCAAGCCGCGGGCCTCGCCACGCTCGGCAATATGAACTTCACGGAATCGGACAAGACCGATCACGGCAATCGCCCTGGTGTGGGCGTCGGCCGCAAGATCGGGATGCTGAAACCGCAGTTCAAATCGCTGACCGACGCCAGCACCCGCCAGGACTTCGGCTGCATCGCGATCAAGACCGCAGCCGCGGCTTAATACGTCAACTGAAACACCAAGGGAGCCGGCGGCGTCACTTTCCTCTCTCACGATCGTGAGGGCAAAAAGTTACGCGCGCCGGCTTCTCCCCTTCAGCATCCGGCGGTGCCTCGGGCTTCGTAAGCCAGGCTGAACCGCCTCCACGCTCCAATCTGTGAGCAATCAATCTGTGAGCAATCCCCATGGCGAATAAGCTTGAGTATCGCATTCAACTCAAGGATGCCGTGCTCGGGACGAGCATCATCGCGGCCGGCGGCAAGTGCCACGTCGCCACCGCAGGCTCTCCCGACAAGGCGACCTTGTACGACAAAGACGGAGCGGCGCTGGCCAATCCGATCACCCCGACTCGCGGCTTCCTGAACTTCTTCGTGGATGACACGGTTGCGTCCGTGGACCTCTACGTCATGGCGCCAGGTGGCCAGTTCGTGGTCCAGGCCGGCGTCGTAGCCTCCGGCCCGAACGAAATCCTCGTCGATACCGCGAACAAGCGGCAGCTGATGAAGATACCGTTCTCCTATGTCGATGACGCCGGCGATGCCACCGAAACCGATACCGGGTTCGACGTTCCAAACCCGGCGCAGGTGCTCGATCGGCTGCACGGTGCCGGCCTCTATGTGACCGCGATTGACGCCACCGAGACGATCGACGTTGGCATCCTCTCCACCGAAAGCGGTGGTGACGCCAACGGCCTTCTTGCCGCCGATAGCGTTGGGACGCTTGGCGTGCGAATCGGCACCAACGGTGCGCTGTATTCATCGAACGCCCCGCACGCCTCTGACGCCGTTACCGGTAAGTCGATCAGCTACACGCTGACCGCCGGCTCCGATACGGCGAAGGGCTTCATCCTCCTGCCCTACAACCTCGTCTAAGCGAAAGCCGCGACGAGCAACGACGAAAGGGCCCGGCCGGGAAACCGGCCGGGCCTTTGGACTGCCAGGCTGCCCCTGTCACCCACAAAGGAAGACTGAGTTCATGAGCAAGAATGCCGCTGCGACTGCGATCACCGCAGAGCCGAAAGAGACGACTAAACCCGCCAAGACCGCCCCGAAGAAAGTGTTTGTCATCGACACTACCGCGGTCGATGGCCCGCGCGTCCACGAGATGATCGTGGACGGCACGATCAAGAAATTCACCTTCCAGCCGCGCGAAGCCCTGGAGCTCAACCTAGCCGTCGCGGTGAAGTTCCTCAAGCACGAAGCCTTCCAGCTCGCCAACGAAAAAGGCGAGGCCCTCCCCTACGACCGCCGGCCCAAGCAGCCCGACGAACTCGGCGCCGGCGAGAAGTTCAAGCTCGGTGAGAACGAGACCATCGCCCGCTACGACGAGCTGATGACGTCGGCGCTCTTGCAGCGCGCGCTCGAAATGCCAGGCGGCGAGAAATTCACGGGTAAGGACAAGCCCGACCGTGTGGCGATGATCGACTTCATCAAAGGTACGCTGGCCGAGCGGCAAAAGGTCAATACCGCGAAGGAAAAGGATATCGGCGACGACGATTTCGTTCCCGACTCCATCGAAGACGATGATGAAGAGGCCGCCTAAGCCTCATGTCGCAGGTTCTCACTGCCAGCAAAATCTGCGAGGAGGCGCTCGGCGCGATCGGGGAATTCCCCGTCACCGAGAGCGCGCCTGACGGCGAGAACTTGCGCCGGGCCATGACCTGGCTCGATCTCAACATGGCGCAGCTTGCCGGGACGACCGAGCTGTTTTCGATCGTCCAGGCAACGCTCTCCTTCACCATCACCAACGGCACGTCGAGCTACGACCTTTATACCGCGCTCGGGACCAATCTGCCGTTCGACCGCGTGCAGTTTCCCCGCAAGGCGTGGCTTGAAGACGCCGCCGGCAACCGCACGCCGCTGGAAATCGTCACGCGTGACAAGTTCGAGGCGGTGGACAAGGCGACCGAAACCGGCACGCCGGAGATGATCCACCTCGACCGGCTACCGACCTCGCCCAAGCTGCGCATCTATCCGACCCCGGCGGCAACCGACTCCACGGTCTGGACCATCAAGCTCGTGGTGCAGACTTACGCGCCGAATGTGGCGCCGAGCGGCGTCACCGGTACGCAGCCATCCAGCTCGGTGCTCACCGGCTTTCGCCAAGCGTGGCAACGCTGGTTGATCTTCCAGCTCGCCGCCGATCTCGGATCGGGTCCGGTGCGCAGGCTGCCCAAAACCAGCCTCGACGAATTCAGGGGCCAAGCCAAAGACGCCAAGGACGCATTGCTGGTGTTCGAGAACCAAGAGCACGAGACGACGCCGCCGATTACCGAGGCGTGGTCGTAGCCATGACATTTCGCAGCGCGATTCCCGATTTCCAGCTCGCCAACCCGATCTATGCCGCGGCGCGGGTGACCTTTTACATCGCCAATGCTCAAGGCACGGCGACCGCAACACTCGCCGCGCTTTACGCTGATGCGACTGGCGCGCAGACCGTAGCCAATCCGCAAACGCTCGACAGTGAAGGTAAGTTCTCGGCGCCGGTCTATATCAACGAGCCGGTAGTGGCTTCGGTTGTCGGTCCCAATGTGTCCTCACATTCGACCGGCGCAATCAATGCCTATGGTACGTGGCGAGGCAATTGGGCGGCCAGCACGATCTACTACGCGACTGATCTCGTGCAGGAGCCGACCAACGGCGAAACCTACGTCGTTGTCGATCACCACACGTCCAGCGCCTCGATCCTCACTGACATCGCTGCCGGTCATCTTGTGCTCGTTTTCGATCCGCATGGCCTGGCGGTGAGCGGCGCCAATAGTGCGATCAAGGCCCCCTGTCGCCTTGCCACGACCGGCAATATCACGTTATCCGGCCTGCAGACCATCGACGGCGTGGCCGGGGCGGCCGGCGATCGCGTGGTGGTGTGGCAGCAGACGATAGCCACGCAGAACGGCATCTATCTGGCCGCGAGCGGCAACTGGACGCGCGCCCTCGACTTCGACGGCGCCCTCGACATCGTAAAGGGGACTCGGGTCTACGTGCATTCCGGCGCATCATTCCAGCGCACGGTGTTTGCCGTTACCACAGTCAACCCGATCACCGTCGGCACGTCCGATATCGTTTTCGAGATCGACGGCGTGTGGCCCTATCCACTTAAGACCGCAAGCAGCACGACCTACGCGATCACCGCCGCTGATTTCAGCCGGACCATCGCCAGTGCGCATGGCACTGACGCGCAGATAATCAACCTGCCGCTCCCCACCCCGGTGATCAACGGCAATGCGGTGCGCTGCTACAAGAGCGGCAATGGCCCTTACACGATCAACGCGGCGGCCGGCGGCAAGATCTTCTGGGGCGAACAGCAGCTCAACAGCATCGTGCTCAAGAGCACGTTCGACCTGGTCGAGCTTTACTGCAACGGCGGCACCGGCGGCTTGCTGCTCTGGCACGTCACGTTCGCCTCGCCGGGGGTGTTCTCCGCCAACAACATCTTCCAGTACACGCCCTATCACGGCTCGGTATCGGTCGGCGCCCCTGCCAATGGCACGCAGCTCACCCAACCGAACAGCTACGCGATCCAGGGCACCAACGGCAACGGCATCCTGATTAAGGATGCGAGCACCGGCGGCTGGGGCATCCATAGCATCGACAGCATCATCGTCGATACCCGCAATTGCTATCTCAACGGCGCCGCCGGCACCGACCTGACCACCGCCGACAACAAGGACAAGCTGTATTATATCTATGCGCGGCTGTTGAACGGAGCCGCCGGCATCGACCACTCGCTGACCGCGCAAGGCTTCGACAGCGACGGCCGGCGCGTTCTGGTCAAGTCCGGCGACAACACGCGCACCTTCCTCGGGCTGTTCTACAACAAGGACGGCTCGCTGCTGTTCGACACCGGCCGCTTCGTCATCCACGGCTGGTTTCAGAGCAACCAATTCTACACGCAACTGCCTGCGGTGGCCGCCGGCAGCAGCCAGCCGTCCTACACCACGGCATCGACCTCGCCGGTCGAGATCACGACCAACGTTATCCTGCGGCTGGTGGCCGACGCGGCTAGCTGCCCCATGGTGGTTGCGGAAGCGTGGGCCTTCAATTCCAACGCCGGCGAAACCCTCTTCATGCAAATCCGCGCATTCGACCGGGCCGGAACGCTGATCGGCGCGAGCGGTCTGGCCAAGGCGGGCGCCGCCGCCGCCGACCTCCCGGTCCATCTCGGTTGCAGTTTCGGCTTCCCGAACGCGGAAGAATATTTTGAATACAAGGTCTACGGCTGGGTCTCCGGCGGCACCGGCACCTTCGCTCCCCAGATCAGCATGTTTGCCAGGCAGTAGGGAGGAGCAAGCATGGCCGACTACAATCTCAACCCGACCGGCAATCTCAACCTCTCGGCCAGCGGCAACATTGTTATTGGCGCGACCGGGACCGTCGCCATCAACGAGCCCTCGATCACGGTGTCGTCGGCCACGCCGACGGTCGATTTGCGCGACGACCGCCTCAGGCTCTCGGCGAGCGGTGATCTCACCAAGAAGGCGCGCATCCTGGTATCGCCGGGGCAGACCACCGGCACCACGCGTGACATCACCTTGCCCTCGACATCCACCACGCTGGTCGGGGTCGACATCGGCCAGGCGCTCTCCGGCGGCAAGACCTATGAAGGGCTGACGATCACCACGACCTCGGGCGGCGTGTTGACGATCGACAACAATAAGACCTTCAGGACGAACAACACGCTCACGCTGGCTGGCACCGATGGCTCGACCCTCAACGTCGGAACCGGAGGCACGCTCGGCACAGCCGCATTCAAGGCCACCGGCACGTCGGGCAATACAGTGCCGCTGCTGGACGGGACCAATACGTGGTCGGGCGTCAATACGTTCAGCCTCAACGCGGCGGCGCTACCGGCGGCGCTGAGCGGGACGGTCGCGACGTTTGCTCAGGCCAACGGGACGCAGACCAGGGTCACGATCGACGCGTTCGGCGCCCCGGCCAACTTTACTGGCCGCCGCGCAAATACATCGGCCGCCGCGCCGAGCGCGCTGAATTCCAATGACACCATCACAGCGATAACTGCATTTGGATACGGCGCTACCGGGTATGGCTCGTCCCGAGTGGCGATTAGTCTAAACGCCGCCGAGAACTGGAGTGATACCGCTCAGGGTACTAGATTGTTGTTATCTTTGACCGCGCTAGGCGCGGCAGCTCAGGCAGAGGTATTGCGGGTCGGGCCGGCTGGCGGCCTGATGGTCATCGGGCAGGGTGGTTCCGGGCAAGACATCGGAGCAGGTCTGATCTACTCCAATGCCGCAAGCTTCATGATCGGCAGCAAAACCACGTACAACAATGGCGCGGGTGCCGGTGCCGGCACCATTGCCAACGCGCCCGCCGCCGGAAACCCGACGAAATGGATACCCGTCGATGACGCCGGGACCACGCGTTACATTCCGGCTTGGTAGGCTATATAATGAGCGGATGATCGGGCGCACTGCCACCGTCATTGCGTACCTGCTGTGGCTCCCCATCCTATTCTTTGGTGGGCTCAAGCTTGTGGACATGGCGTTTCTCGACGACCCGAAGGTGAGGCTCGGCACGATCGGCGATCCAAACGCAAGTGGCGGACGCGACGCTCATACGCCTCACCGCACAGTCAACACCTTTGACCTCTATCCGTGGACAGGAGGCCACACGCAATCAAACGCAGTGACCAATCCGTTATTCCGCACGGGCGATCACGGGTTTTTTATCGACTTCGATCTCGATGACCCGCCACCTAAACAGTCTGGTGAGTTGCGTTTGATTATCGTCGGTGGCAGTGCCGCCGTCGGTTGGGGCGCGGATACCAACGACGCGATGATGTATCGTGTGTTGGAGCGATTATTTTCCGCGCAAAAACCATGCGGGCCTGGCACCACGTTGCGCGTCATCAATCTCGCAATGGGCGGGTCGGTCACGTACCAGAACTATCTCGCACTCAATCTGTGGGGCCACGCGCTTGCGCCAGACATGATCCTGTCGTTCTCGGGTCACAACGACATGGATGCGGTTCGGCCGCCGTTTTCCTATGTCTATCGAGGCTTCTCCACGGTGCGTGGATTGACCTTTGCGGCGAGGCGGGACACGGGGCCGCGATGGCTCCGGTTTTTCGCCAATATCTACCCAGGGCTCATGGAAAACACGATCATTGGCACGACGCTGAGAACGCTGACCCTGGCTCGGCTCGAACAGGATGCGGAGGCTGACTACCTGAGAAACTTCCCGCCCGCACCAAAGGACGCGCGCCAAGCTCTCGATCGCATCGTTGTGCCGATGTATGTCCATGCGCTTCGCTCGATCAAACGTGACTTTTCCGGCATTCCAATCTTCGTGGCCTACCAGCCCTACATGGCGACGGACGCCGATCCACATCAATCAGCACCCAAGACGCCTTTGACCAGGACAGAATGGATCGGCCTCTTTGAGGAACTGATTGCCAGATCGCGATCCGCGCTTGATGGGCACCTGAATGCCGAATGGCGCTTCTTCGACGCGCACCGCTACTACCTGGACAAAATGGAGCGGCGATACCCGCCCGGTGATGGCGTACACCTCGATGCCGCG